GCTTGAGCATCACCGACCGAAACTGCTAGGAAGAATGTGCCAACTGCCATCCATTTTTTGGCAACTGATAGCCCTTCTTTGAACATCGTATCCTCCGATTTTAGTCCAATAAACATATTCACCACAGTTACCAGCAATGCCTACACGAACTTCAGTGATACGCTCTACAGGATCATCTGAACATTTTACTGTGGTCTTGCTGGTAACGTCTTCTTTGTTAACTGTTTCAATTGTTTGATTGGTATAACAAAATTGGCTGGTTTGTTGTGGCTTTGGGGTAGAGCCACAACCTGCCAAAGTTGCCACAACCAAAGCTGTCAACAACAATTTCATTATTGTCCTTTTGCGGCTTTGGCTTCTGCAATCAACTGCTCAAACACAGGCTTAGGCATCTCTAAACGAACAAACGTATAGTGGCGACCTTGCATGGTAAACTGTGCTGTTTCTGTTTTCATATGTTCACGAATAGTTGTATTCTTAACAACATACGAAATTGATGTCTTTGTAGACTTTTTATCATTAACGAAATCAATCCGTGTTTCACTGTTAACTTCACTGTTAATACGTTTGGCAAAGTTGTTCATTGCAATGGCATACATTTGTTCTTCGGCGGCTTGTGCATGGGCACTCTCACCCCCGCCACAAGCATAGGCAAACTCTTTCTTCCACCAGAAGTAACCTTTAACACCAGCTTGTTGGCATTCTTGATACCAATCGGGCTGTGCATAGTTCTTGCGTTCTTCTACAGTCTTCATGCCTGAACAGGCAGTAAGTGCCGCAACTACTGGGATTAAAATAAACTTTTTCATTTTGCCATCTCCTGACTGTGTGTTTTAACTGTGTCTACGCCTTTGTCCAACATTCTAGCAATGCCGGAAAATCCAACTGTTGCTAGAACTAGTCCAAAGACTATGCCGATTACAAAGTTTCTCATATTTGCCTTTCTGTGTGTGTGTTAATGTAAAAAGCCTCTGTAGTATGTATTATACTGTCAGAGGCTTTGATAGTCAACGGCTTTTGGTTATTTAAAAATGATTAAAGCCATTAACATAGCTTGGACAAAGAATCCAAACCCAATTGTGATAATGTTTAATAAATCTTTGGCAATCACGGATCGCACAAAGAATGTAAACAAGCCCAACCAAATTAATGCAACCATATCAACTGGGGGTAACTTTTCAGTGAGTCCAGTTAAGATTGCAACCAATGTTGGGATGGTTGCCAAATGGACTAAAATGACTGCAACCCAACCCAAAGTTTCTGCGCTAAGGTGGCTGATGTTATCTCTAATGTCATTCATTATTTTGTTCAGATTGACCAAATCTCTTAGATTAACTTGCATTTTTATTTCCTATTTTATTTGTAAAAAACATGTCCGCCAATTTGGGCTACCTTTTCTCGGTTCCATTTTGGATTGATGTGCGTGGCATGAAAGTAAAGGGCGTATTTTAAACTGGGCAGTCTAAAGTTCTCTAACAATACTTGTCTAGCAACCATTTCGCTTTCTTTGAACATTGCTGCATTTCTTGGCTTCATGGCGCTGGCATTCTCACAATACCAACTAAATTGGCACAAGACCTTTTCGTAAACCACATTCTTTTGGTAAACTACTTTACAGATATCGTTTGGGAATTGTCCACTTTCTGCTCTATTGATTGTAACCTGTGCTACGGCTACTTTGCCCTCGAATGGCTCTGACCCGGCTTCATAATAAATGTTTTTAGCAAGGCAATCTAATTGTTTGTTCCTTACTTCTGCTGTAATAGCAGTGGCATTCATTACCAACTGCTTATCTGGATCAAGTTTATACTTGATCGCTTTGTATCCAATAAATCCTGCTACTGCTAGACCTATCAATACAAGTAAGATTTTTATGAAATTCTTCATTATTTCTCCTTTACTTGATTGGGTTAATTAGTTATAACTAGTAGTTAGCTAGTTATCTACGCATTTTTGAAATATCTACTGCCTCTTCATCACTAAAAACAGGCACTGCATTACTCTTGTGCATGGTTGCAATACCTTTGACTTTGGTGCCAGTATATATTTTAGCCGGAGCAAGAGTAGCCACACCATTATCCTGTCCAAGACTTTTAATGTGTGCAGTGCTCCGGCCTGCCGGTATGTTTAATGAGTAAGAACCTTTTAATGGTTCAGCACTCATTGCACGTTTACGTTTACGTTCGTCAGCGTCAACTCCCCAACGCTTCTGCAGTTCTCGCCATTCTTTATCCAATTGTTCGTTTTTCCTTTTAGCCTCGGAAGATGCAAACTTATATTTGCCTTTACGTTTACCCGTGGTGCTTAGCCAAGGACCTTCTAAATGCATACTCATACTATCTCCTTTCAGCTTAATTTAATTCTAGCATTAGGTATATCGATCGTATCTTTGATCATGATATTAAATGCTATACTTAATCTTGGTTGCGATAGTTCAACTGTTGTTACACTTTGTGTCGAATGCATTAACCAACTTGGCCAAAGTGCCATAACTCCAACAGTTGGATCTATACTTGCATAAGATTGCTCAATAGTTGATCTTAACTGTAAGATGCTAGTCTGCGGTCTAGGATCCCAAAAAATCAACTGTTGACTGTTTTTTGGACATTGCAAATATACCACTCCACTGAAAATACTGTTTGGATGTGTATGAGCAACATGATTATTATGCTGATAGGCAGCATTTAACCACATACTCGAAATATATGCACTGTCTCTCATTATACCATTGTGATCTAAAACTCGATTAGTTTCTTCCAAAATTAAAGTTGACAACGGCTCCCAGTTAACATCAGTGTGTAACGCATCTTCCGATGCCCATGGCCTAATAGTTACTGCATCTTTAATAGTAGCTTCATTAGGAATAAGAGTCAATGCTTCTTTTAAAGATTGATTTAAAATTTCTTGATCAATAATATTCCATGTATAGATGTTGGTTGCCCAATAAGACATCAATGGATTATGTTCAACTTGCAATTTCATAATTTGTCAAAAGTTATGCACTTAATCTAAATTATACTATCAATTTTGAATGCTGTCTACTATTTTGACAAAGTTCTTGAAACCAAATTCAGCATGTCTTCGTAGTCCATGTCGCTGAGTTGAACTCCTAATTCCATGACACAGTCCTCTGCGTCTTGCCAATCTTCTACGCCCAGTAGTTCATAAACTTCTTGTCTAGACACATCCTCGGACCGCATGTGGCATACCCATAATACTGTGACAAATCCCAAACTAAAGATTTTTTCTTGTTCTACAATGTTATTGTTCTCAGCCCATTCGATAGTTCTATTTAGATAATAGTCTAAATCTTCTAGACGATTTTCTAATTGTGCGATCCATTCTTTGGTTGCGGTTCTATTCCAGTGTTTCATTTAATTGTCAATAACCCTTCGTTTTGACCTAATGTGCCTTTTACAAAATAATTAAACGCTATGCAGTAACGATCTACTGTAGAATTGTTAACTGTAACATTGTGTGGTAAATTAGATGGAAAAATTACAATTTGGTTATTTTCGGGTTTAATGTTCCAAAATTCTGTATTGTAAGGATTGTATGTTTTTGCAGTAATAGTTAATAACTTTGGTGCTAGGTTATTATGCATATTGGTAAAGATAAGATCCCCAGATTCGGGATCAGTTATCAAATATAAAATACCGCTTACTATGGCATTTGCATGAGTATGTGTGTGACTCCAGTTCCCAGGACGATGTAACATAGCCCAAGATGTAGTAAGAAAAAATTCAATATCATCTTGCGGTGCATAAATGTTTCTTACATAATCTTGGACATGTTTATCTATTCCTTGTTTTATTTCATAAAATATAGGATCGTCTAGTAGCTGAGTTGAAGTGGTCATGTATCCATTTTTTGACCCAATTTCTTTGAAAGGATACTGTATTACTAGTTGTTTCGTTTGCTCTGATATATCAACTGTAGATATGTATACAGGGGCAGGAAACAACGTTAATAAAGAAAAATTGGATTTCATTTACACCCTAAAACTTTCTCCGCAACCACATCGGTCACGTTCGTTTGGATTAATAAATTCAAACCCTTGATTGAGTCCGTTGCGAACCCAATCTACAGTCATACCTGTTAAGTAAGCATTTGCCTTAGCATCTACTAATACTATAAAATCTGGTTGGGCATAATTTGTAACGCCTACTTCGGACTCGTAGCTGTCAACATATTCTAGAGTATATGCTAATCCACTGCATCCAGTAGTTTTTACACCTAAGCGTATACCGACGCCCTTGCCACGTTGTTCAAGCAGATGCTTGATTTTCTTTTGAGCTGTGTCGGTTACGGTAATCATTTACAGCCGCTTTGATTGCGTCTTCTGCTAGTATTGAACAATGTATCTTAACTGGAGGTAAGGCTAGTTCTTCGGCAATTTCGGAGTTTTTAATTGATCCTGCTTCGTCGAGAGTTTTTCCTTTGACCCACTCCGTAATGAGGCTTGAACTTGCAATAGCTGATCCGCAGCCATACGTTTTAAATTTCGCATCTGTAATAAGACCTGTATCATTATCAACCTTGATTTGCAATTTCATAACATCGCCGCAGGCCGGTGCACCTACCATACCAGTTCCAACTGTGGGATCATCTTTTTCAAATGATCCCACATTGCGTGGATTTTCGTAGTGGTCGATGACCTTGTCGCTGTATGCCATACAGTATTTATAGTATTATTTTACTTCTTTTCGTGCGTTCTTAACTGCTGTAACATCGTTACGAGTTTCTTTGCAAAGTTTAGCTAGATCTTGACAGTGTTTACGAACACGGGTGCCGGCGGCGCCAACTTCCTTGTCATAAAACTTTTCGAAGTCTGATTCCATTGCTTCTACAATTTTTGTGAATTCTGCGTATTTGTTTGTTGCCATGTTATGGTCTCCTTGTTGTTATATTAGTTATTACCAGTGACGTATTGTGTTTGCAATTATGAAACAGCAGGTAATAACATGAATTATTACCCAAAATGTTTTGAGGAATAATGATACTCTTGCTTCTCGTAAGGAAAGGATTGGCACATCTGGACGATCTTCGTCTGTTTGTCCCATTAGATGTCCTGTGGCTCGCGCCCAAACTTTCTCTAAACTGTTCATTATGAGTTAGCAAAGACTGTGCTGGCACCGGAAGAAATAGTATGGCTGTAGTGACCATCACTGTCATACTTGTCCCCAATCCTGCCAATTAATTTGCCATTAACAAACACATTAGGACTGTATGTGCTCAATGTAGGAGCATGATTGATAGCACTGATGGTGCAAGGATTACCATCAGCGTGACTTATCATAGCATCGCCATCCCGCACAACGCCTATGTTTTCGACAAACACATCATCGCTGCCTTTGTCGCTAGTTTGAGTAGTGGGTGTGTTCCAATTATATCTATTGGGCCTAGTAGCGCATAGACTACCTTGTGCGCCATCAGTTGCTGAAACAGTGCTTACTCCATCTTTTTGTGCTACTGCTGGCATAGTGTTATAGTGCTACTTGAATACCAGTAGTCTGGTATGTATACTGGTCTGCAATTTCTTTGATAGTCGGTGCTTTAAGTATGACAGCACTCTTTGCAATGGCAAAATCTTTTTCTGGATCCACTGTTAACATTGCCGGAGTCATGGCTGGACCATTTTTAGTCATGGCCAGCATCAAGGGCTTAGACAGGGTGATTTCCATCATGTCCTCGCTGACAAACTTACCCAATAACTCTTCGCCTGTGATAAGTTTAAGACTGACAATATCACCTTGATCGAATTTAGATTTTTGTAATAACATTAAATTTCTCCGTCGCCGAAGCCTAGTTTATTTTCTTGTTCAAAGTATCTTTTTAAATCAGCAAAGCCACCAATGACATCACCATTGATAACAATCTGTGGCACTGTCCTTGCAGCTGGAATTGATTCTAACAATTCTTCTTTGGTATAACCATCACCAATTTTGCGTTCTTCAAAACTATAACCTTTTTGTGACAACAATGCTTTTGCCTGGTCACAGTATGGGCAATGATATTTGCTCCAAACTACTACTTTCATTATGCTTTCTCCACTTCTACAATAATACCTTGACCCAATAACTCTTGAGCCACTTGTTCAACAGCACTACAGAATTCGTCATCTGCTAGTGTTAACTCTGTTCCGTCTTTTTCTTTTACTAGTTTGCTTAATTTAAGCACAACTACTTCTTCATGTAATTTTGCCATGTTAGTTCCTTATTATAGCACAGGGAGGGCATCATAATCAATACCTTCTCCCAT